GAAGAAAGCCTCTGATGATGCTAAAAATGCCTTAGGATCTTTTGGTAAAGGTATACTGGATACCAATGTAAAACTCACTAATTTTAATGATGCTCTAAGTAGCGCAGGCGATGCCGCACTAAGTTTAGGCAGAGCATTTGGCCCGTTAGGTACAGTGATAGGTGGACTCGTCAAAGGAGTCACTGTGCTGATGGAAGCCAATCTAAAGATAAGTCAAGCATATTTGGAAAGTAAGGATCAACTTAATAAATTAGGTGGTGCCGGCGCACACACTACTGACTCTATACAAAAGATGGCTCGCGAAGCCGATCTTAATGCTGAAACAATAGGACGCATGATCAAACCCTTGCAAGGCATGGGTTCAAGCGTCATGGGATTGGGCACTAGTGCAGGTGCCGCACAAAAAGAATTTGCACAGTTAATCAAGGCTACTGACGAAGAACGTAAGATGATGAGTCGTCTTGGTATAAACCAAGAAGAGATGATGCAAGGCACTGCTGATTACTTACAGATGCAAGCAAGTTCGGGACGTTCTATCAGAAATGAATTAGGAGATAGAGACAAACTAAGAAGAGCAAGTATAGATTATCAAACTCAATTGTTAGATTTGGCTGCACTTACTGGTAAAGATGTCAAGGCATTAAAAGAACAGCAAAAAGAACAGTTGATGCATCGTCAGATGCAAATTGTTAACATGCAAGATCAGTTGAAGGCTAACAGATTAAGAGCCGCCGGTGATGAAGCAGGTGCAAAAGCATTAGAAAAAGAAATAAAAGGCCGTAATGATGCAATGACAGCATTGGCTGGGCAACCCAAAGCATTGCAAGATGGTGTACGTGAATTGATGACTACCGGTGCCATCACCGGTAAAAATGCACAGCAATTGTCAATGCTTGGCATGACTGAAGCAGTACAAGAATATCAGAAAACTGTCAAAGAAGGCGGTGATGCTACTGTAGCCGCACAAAAATTACAAGATGAATATGTTAAGAAGTTTGGAGATCGTGTAGAGTCATCTGGTCGTCAGATGGCTATCAGTGAAGAAATCTCTAACAGATACTTTACCGGTACTGCTGAAGAATTAGCGCAAATCAGTAATAAGATGGGAGTCAACGGCGAAGAAGAAGCCAAAGCACAAAAAGAAAGACGTGAGGCGGCAGGTAAAGAAGGTAAAGATCCTGAAGCAGATGCAAGAGCAAAATTGCAAGAGGCTAATATAAAAGCCACCGGCGCAGTAGAAGATTTAGTCACTGCACTTAACCCATTTAAATTAGGATTGATAGGATTAACAGCCGCAGCCGGAGCGGCTGCGATAGCATTGGGTGTTATGGCTAAACGAGGCATGTTGTCTACCGGTGACGGTGGCGGCATGATGAATAAAGCCATGGGTATGTTTGGTGGCGGTGCAGGTGGAGGGTTGCCTGGTACCGGCGGAGTGGTTCAGCCTGCGGCAGGTGGCGCAGGTGGGGGTAAAGCAGGTAGTATAGTTCAAGGATTAGGTCAAGGTGGCGGTAACATGCTTGAAGGTGCAGCCAAAGGTTTGGCTGCATTCGCAAATCCTAAAGTAGCGTTAGGTGCCGCAGGGTTTGGTGTAGCAATAGCCGCAGTAGGTGCAGGTCTTGCAGGTGCTACATGGATCATGGGCAAAGCATTGCCTACATTGAGTGAAGGTTTAGAGTCATTTACTAAACTTGACGGAACGAAATTAAAAGCTACCGGTGAAGGTATATACGAAATTGGTAAAGGCATGGCAGTATTCGGTGCCGGTGGCGTAGCCGCTGGCATCGGGGGCATAATAGGCAATATGTCTGAAGGCATTACTAAATTCTTTGGTGGTGCCACACCTATTGACAAATTACAAGAATTTAGTCAACTTAATATTGATGCTAAAAAGGTTAAAGAAAATGCAGAAGCGTTTACAACATTTAATGAAGCAATGTCAAAATATAAAGGCGGTGCTGATACTAGTATAGCAAGCGCAATAAGGTCTAATGTAGTTTCATTTATAGGCGGTGATAATGATGCTGCCTTTACTAAGTTTTCAAAATTTAGTAAGATAAACATAGGCGATCCTAATAACGTTAAAAATAATGCACAAGCATTTGTATACTTCAGTCAAGCACTATCAGAATTTAAAGGCGGCGGTGAATTAAAGAATGCCGCAGATAATATTGTTGGTGGCATCGTCAAAATGTTTGGCGGCGATGATGTCATGGGTAAATTTGTCAAGTTTACTAAACTTGATGTCGATCCAGACAAAGCACTAAAATTAGGACAAGCATTTGCAGCCTATACGTCTGCATTAGGAATGGCTAAATCAGGTGGTGCTGGCGCACCTGCTACAGCCGCAAGCCCTGCTAAAGCAAGTGGTGGCGGTGGTGGTGGTGGCGGTAGCAAACCAGCCGCGGCTGCAAGTGGTGGCGGTGGTGGTGGTGGCGGTAGCAAACCAGCCGCGGCTGCAGGTGGCGGTGGTGGAGGAGTAAGTGTGTCTTCATCGTCATCCGGTGGTGGATTCATGGACATGGTTTCCGGATATACTTCTAAATTATTAGGTGGCGGATCAAAAGATTCTGCAAAACCACCATCTGATGACGTTGAAGGAAAAGCAGGCGGCGGAGGCGGCGCCCCTGCAGCCGAAGTAAAAATGGCTTCGGCTGATGCAGGAGATGCGGCAAAAGGACCTAGAAAAAAGACAGATGGTATCATAGTTCATCATACAGGTGGTAGAGGATTACAAAGTGCTATATCGACACTTAAGGCTAGAGGTCTAGGTTACCATTACATGGTTGATCAAGATGGTTCTGTCACAGAATTTGTTCCTGGAGATCAAAAAGCATGGCATGCAGGAAAAACTGATAAGCAACCTGGACTTACTAATAGTAACTCTGTAAGTATTTCTTTAGTAGCAAAAGACGACTCTGACGTAAGCACAGCACAATTAAAATCAGGATTTGATTTAGGTAAAAGTTTGATGTCAAAATTCGGCGCGTCCATGGTATATGGTCACGGTGAAACGTCGAGTCATAAACAGGCTACTGAAGGAAAGACTCTTGCAGAAGCATTGCGATCAGGTAAAATACCAACAAAAGTTAGTGCCGATGCAGGCGGATTAGCAATGGGTCCAGAAACTGGGTATCCAGCAACGTTGCACGGTAATGAGATGATCGTGCCACTAGATCCTAACAGTTTCTTAGCAGAATTGGGTAAGAAAACTAATACAGAAATACAAGCACAATTACAAGACAAAGCAGCCGCAGTAGGAAGTAACGATCCAGAAATATTCAAAGAACTTGCTAGCATAAATCAATCAATGATGGATATGATGGCAACCAAACTAGATGCTGTGATTGATAAACTTGACTCTAGCAACAATACACAGAGTAAGATATTGAAGTATAGTAAAGCCTGACACTAAATACTAGATAATGCCATACACTAAACGATTCTTAAACAAATCCGGCGTCACTAGCCCGATATCAGGTATAAACAGCAATGCCGGTGCATGGAATTCCGGCAACGGACCTAATGACGGCTACAATAATGCTGATTGGGGATACCGCAATTACATGAGTAGACTGCCTGAAGTTTACACAGGGCACCCTAATAGGATTGAACGTTATAATCAATATGAAATGATGGATGTCGATGCTGAAATCAATGCATGTTTAGATATTCTTGCTGAGTTCAGCACACAAAAGAATGAACATAACGGAACTCCATTCAATATAAATTTTAGCGAAGAGCCTACTCCTCATGAAGTTAATATATTAAAACAGCAGTTACAGCAATGGTGCAAACTAAATCAGTTTGATCAGAGATTGTTTAAAATATTTCGTAACACTGTAAAATACGGTGATCAAGTATTTGTACGTGACCCAGAAAACTTTAAGTTATACTGGGTTGATATGGTTAAAGTTATTAAAGTTATTGTTAACGAAAGTGAAGGTAAGAAACCTGAGCAGTATGTTATCAAAGACTTGAACATCAATTTACAGAATTTATCTGTAGCACAAAAAACAAATACAGATTTTGCCGCAAATCCAGCAACTGGTTTAGGCGGTAGTGGGGGCGGAACAAATACTCCTTACACTGTTCCTGCTATGCCATATAATACATCAGGTAGCCGTTTTACATTAGGTCAGAGCGAAGCCGCTATCGATGCGAAACACATAGTACATCTTAGCCTGACAGAAGGTCTTGACCGCTTCTGGCCTTTTGGTCAGAGTATATTAGAAAATATTTTCAAAGTTTACAAGCAAAAAGAATTGCTTGAAGATGCCGTTCTTATCTATCGTGTACAACGTGCTCCTGAACGTAGACTGTTCAAGATTGACGTTGGTAACATGCCAAGTCATTTGGCTATGGCATTTGTTGAACGTATCAAAAATGAAATACATCAACGTAGAATTCCTAGTGTATATGGTGGTTCAAGCATTGTTGATGCTTCATATAATCCATTGAGTATGAATGAAGATTACTTCTTCCCAGTCACTGCTGACGGTCGTGGAAGTAGCGTTGAAGTCATGCCCGGTGGACAGAATCTAGGTGAGATCGATGACTTGCGTTACTTCAACAACAGATTAGCACGTGGATTACGTGTACCAAGTTCATATCTACCAACTGGTCCAGATGATAGTGATCGCCCATTAAGTGATGGTCGTGTCGGTACAGCATTGATACAAGAATATCGTTTCAATCAATATTGTGAACGACTACAAAACTACTTGTCAATCAAGTTAGACGAAGAATTTAAACTATTCTTACGTTGGAGAGGATTCAATATTGATAGTGGGTTGTTTAATATAGAATTCAATCCGCCACAGAACTTTGCGGCATATCGTCAAAGTGAACTTGATACAGCAAGAGTAGGTACATTTCAGTCTATGGAAGCGTTTCCTTATATGAGTAAACGTTTTGCTATGGAACGTTTCTTAGGATTGACTGAAGAAGAGATTACAAAGAACGAAAAACTATGGCGTGAAGAAAATAATAAAGAGCCGTTAGACGAACCAAAAGGTAGCGATTTACGTAGCGTAGGCGTAAGCGCCGCAGATATAGAGACAGATGAACAAACTGGAGACGAGATGGAAGCACCGCCTGAAGAAGAAATGGGTGCTGAAGTAGCAGGTCCAGTAAGCGCGGCTCCTGCAGGTGCATCAGCACCAGCGGCTCCAGCAACTCCAGCAAGTCCACCGGCATAAGATAAATAATAACTATGAAACTATTTGAGATGTTTGATCCACCCATTAATGGGATGCAAGATGTTAATGCCGATAACAGCAAACCTGTGTGGAGAACCTCACGTAAAACTAAACTCACACTTAAACAATTACGCAAATTGCGCAAAATGCTAGATGTTCGAAACTATGAAAAGAAAGAACATTTAAAGAAAGTCCGTGAACAATACGGTGCGGCAAATCAACCTCAAGAAGCAACCGCTTGATCGATTTTAGATACTAATATCTAAAATTGTTACATTTTTTAACAAAAACGTAAAAAAATAGTACTTATTGAGTGCTTTTTATAACTACGCACTAAATAAATCTACAAAGCCATTTAACCCAGGAGATATACAATGGATAACAAAAAATTTGAACAACTTATTGATTTGATCATCAATGAGAACGAAGACAAAGCAAAAGAATTATTCCACGAGATCGTGGTTGAAAAGTCACGCGAAATTTATGAATCTATCATGGACGAAGAAATGATGGACGAAGAAGGTTCGATGGTTGGCGAAGTAGGCGATCTAATGGACGAGATTTCAGCAGAAGAATCAGGTGACGTTGTAGAAGCCGAAGAAGACGAAGCAGACATCGATTTTGACGATGAAGCAGAAGAAGCCGGAGACGACATGACCGCTGATCTAGAAGCAGATCACGATGCTGAAGGTTCAGTAGACAAAGAAGATTTAGGTGACATCAAAGACAAGTTAGATGATTTGATGGCCGAATTCGAAGCACTCATGGGCGGTGACGCTGATATGGGCGACGACGAAGAAGAAATGGTTGACGTAGAAGTTGACGGCGAAGAAATGATGGAAGCCGTACAGTTACAAAAAGTATCTGTAACTCACGGTGATAACGGTGCTCAGACTAAGAGCCCGGTAACAGCAAACTCAGGCGCTAAGGGAATGGACAGCAAGCCTGTCAAATTCGCAGGCGGTACTGAATCTGTACCAAATGGTCCAAAAGGTCCATCAAATGAGTACAGCAAGAAAGAAGGCGATCTACCAGGTGCAGGTTCATTCAAGAACGTACCAGGTGGCAAGGCAAAAGTTGATTTGTCAGCCGCTCCTAAGCCAGTGACTAAGGACGGTTCAGCAAATAGCAAGAGCCCGGTAGCCAAAGGTTAATTAAGAGGAACTTGGAGACAAATGGCTTTGTATCTCAAGGAGCACTTAACGTTCGATAGAGCGAACATGGTCGTTGAGTCCGTCAAGGAAGGCAACGACGAGTTAAAGACCCTCTATATGAAGGGCATCTTTATTCAGGGCGGGGTTAAAAACGCAAACGAGCGTGTTTACCCCGTTTCTGAAATAGAGACCGCAGTAGATACGTTAAACAAGCAAATCCAAGAAGGTTATTCAGTGTTGGGTGAAGTTGATCACCCAGACGATTTAAAAATTAACTTAGACCGTGTCAGCCATATGATCACAAATATGTGGATGGATGGCGCAAACGGTTTCGGTAAATTAAAAATTCTACCAACTCCAATGGGTCAATTAGTAAAGACAATGTTGGAAAGTGGTGTGAAACTAGGCGTTTCAAGTCGTGGATCAGGTAATGTAAGCGACTTAGATGGCAAAGTAAGTGATTTTGAAATAATCACTGTAGATATAGTCGCACAACCTAGCGCACCTAACGCATATCCTAAAGCAATATACGAAAGCCTCATGAATATGAAGCATGGTCATAAAGTCATAGATATCGCTAGAGAAGCAAGAGGCGACAAGAAGGTACAAAGTTACTTGGCTGAGGAAGTAAAGCGCCTCATCAAGGAACTTAAAATATAAAATAGGGGATAAGAGCATGTTAGATGCTATCAAACCATTAGTTGAAAGCGGTCTCATCAGCGAAGACATCTCAAACGAAATTAATAAAGTTTGGGAAGGAAAGTTGACTGAAGCCCGTGATCAAGTACGTGCTGAACTCCGCGAGGAATTTGCACACCGTTACGAGCATGATCGTAGCGTTATGGTAGAAGCCCTAGATAAGATGATAACAGAAAGCCTCTCAACTGAAATTGCAGAATTTCATGATGAGAGAAAGGCTTTAAACGAAGACCGAGTACAAGCGAAAATTAAAATGCAAGAAAATGCAGCCAAATTCAATGGTTTCATGGTTACTAAACTATCCGAAGAAATCAAAGAATTGCGCAATGATCGTAAGGCTCAAATGGAGAATCAACAAAAGTTAGAAAAATTCGTTGTCCATGCTCTTGCAAAAGAGATCAGGGAATTTTCAACGGATAAGAAAGCAGTTGTTGAGGCTCGCGTTAAGTTGGTCACAGAAGGTCGCCAGAAACTTGAAGCACTTAAGCAAAAATTTGTTGCCGAAAGCGCAAAGAGAGTCAGCGATGCAATATCATCTCATTTGAAGGGTGAACTATCACAACTCAAAGAAGACATCAAAACAGCCCGCGAAAACAGTTTCGGACGTAAGTTATTCGAAGCATTTGCTAGTGAGTATTCTGTAACTTATCTAAATGATAAAGCAGAAGCCCGCAAGTTAATGTCAGTAATTACTGCGAAAGATCAGGCGTTGGCTGAGGCTACAGCAAAGGCTATTGAAGCACATAAGCTTGTAGAGTCAAAGGATCGTGAAGTTAGAATCATTAAAGAATCAACTCAGCGTGAAAAGGAAATGGAAAAACTTCTATCTCCTCTAAACAAAGAGAAGGCTGATGTGATGAAGGCTTTACTTGAAAGCGTACAGACACCAAAATTGAAGTCCGCTTTCGATAAGTATCTACCAGCAGTTCTTAACACAGGAATTGAGAAGTCAGGCGCTAAAACTGCTCTCACTGAAAGTGTTGTAAAAGAAGTAACTGGTGATAAAGAAACTGCCAAAAAGAAAATTGAAGAAGATCCAAGCGTTGAAAACAATTTGATCGATTTCAAGCGTCTGGCAGGGCTTAAGTAAGACATATTAGGAGAATATTAAAATGTCAAAAGTACTCTTAGAAAGCCGTTGGGACGAGACCAAAGAGGCCCTGTTAGAAGGCTTAAAGGGAACTCGCCGTTCAACGATGGGTGTTATTCTAGAAAACACCAAAAAACAGTTGCTCGCAGAATCTACTGCAGGCACAACGACTGCTGGTAATATCGCAACATTAAACCGTGTGATTCTTCCAGTAATCCGTCGTGTTATGCCAACTGTTATTGCTAACGAACTAGTCGGCGTTCAGCCAATGACTGGTCCAGTTGGTCAGATACACACATTGCGTGTACGTTATGCTCAGTCATTGACTGACAACTCAGCAGCCGCTACTAGCGTTGTTGCTGGTGAAGAAGCATTGAGCCCATTCAAAATTGCTCAGGCCTATTCACGTTCACCTCAAAATGCAACATCATCAAATTACTACACAGGTAATGATACTGCGGCATTAGAAGGTAACGGCGGTAAGCAGATCAGCGTACAAATCTTACGTCAGGCTGTTGAAGCCAAATCACGTAAGTTGCAAGCACGTTGGACATTTGAAGCAGCTCAGGATGCTCAGTCACAGCATGGTATCGACATCGAAGCAGAAATCATGGCAGCACTTGCCCAAGAAATTACTGCTGAAATCGATCAAGAAATCTTGTTGTCATTGCGTACTCTTGCTTCAACAGAGTTCACATACAACCAAGCAACAGTATCAGGTACTGCAACATACGTTGGTGACGAACATGCTGCCTTAGCAGTTCTAATCAACCGCGTAGCAAACTTGATTGCACAGCGCACACGTCGCGGTGCAGGTAACTGGGCAGTTGTATCACCAGCATCATTGACTGTTCTACAGTCAGCAACAACTTCAGCATTCGCAAGAACTACTGAAGGCACTTTCGAAGCACCAACTAACACTAAGTTTGTTGGTACATTGAACGGTGCAATGCGCGTATTCGTTGACTCATATGCACCAGATACTCAGCCAGTATTGGTTGGTTATAAAGGTTCAAGTGAGACTGACGCAGCCGCATTCTACTGCCCATACATTCCATTGATGAGCAGTGGTGTTGTTCTAGATCCATCAACATTCGAACCAGTCGTGTCATTTATGACTCGTTATGGTTACATCGAATTAACTAACACTGCGTCATCGTTCGGTAACGCAGCTGATTACGTTGGTGAGATTGCTGTACAGAACTTAACATTCCAATAATCAAATCTTCTTTCGGGATGGGAAGAACAATCAGGGGACTTCGGTCCCCTTTTTGTCGGGCATAAATAAATTATGATTGAAATCCTATATACCCTCATAGTCACACACATCACAATATTGTGTGTCACACTTTATCTCCACAGAAGTCAAGCACATAAATCAGTAGAGTTTCATCCTGCTGTTTCACATTTCATGCGATTCTGGTTATGGTTAACTACAGGAATGATTACAAGACAGTGGGTAGCAATACATCGCAAACATCATAGATACAGTGATTTTGAAGGAGATCCACATACACCACATGTGTATGGTATATACAATGTAGTATTCAAAGGTGCATTACTATATCATATTGCAAGTAAAGATAAAGAAATGATTAAACAATATGGTGTTGGCACTCCTGATGATTGGGTGGAACAGAATGTATACAGTAAACATTCTCGTCTAGGAATAGTTTTGTTATTATTGATAAATTTACTTTTATTTTCATGGTGGGGACTGTTGGTGTGGGGCGTACAGATGATATGGATTCCGTTCTGGGCCGCCGGAATCATCAATGGCATAGGACATTATTGGGGATATCGTAATGGTGAAACTAAAGATCACAGTAGAAACATTAGTCCTTGGGGCATTATTATTGGTGGAGAGGAGTTGCACAACAATCACCACCTCAGTCCTGCAAGTGCCAAACTCAGTCGTAGATGGTTTGAGATAGATATAGGTTGGGTTTATACAGTTATATTAAGTAAACTGCATTTAGCCAAGATCAAGCAATCTTAAATCAGCATCTACTTCATGAATTCTTCTATACGACCAGATAAGATTAAATGCCCCTTTGCATTCAAATGATATCCGTCAGGGTAAAAATATTCTTGCTGTATGTTTTGTAGATTTAGATATACATTATATGTTTCATACAGAAAATCTATAGTATCTCTATCAAATTTTTTTAAGTAGTTTTTAAAAACAGTAGAAATATAAACGATTTTAGGTTGCACATAATCTTTATAAAACATTTCCCGTATACTAGGTATAAAACTAATTAGATTTTTGGTCGATTCTATCTCTTCTAATTTGTGGTGCCCACCTATCATGTGTATCGGATAATTCAGACTATCAAACATCAGATATGAATTGCACCATAATTCATCATACATTTTTAAAACATCTTTGTATGTTATAGTGTAATCAGGAACATCGAAATATTTGGAATATAAATTATCAGATATTATATCTCTAAATGGATTGGTATAAAATGCAAAAACATAATCAAATTCTGATAAGTCAACTGTTTTTAATGACCTATAAATTTCTGTATTTGAATAACCGCACACAGATAAATTAGTCACTATGTGACCCTTCATCTGTAGAAATAACTCTAGACCTCTATGTGTATTTCCGGTCTTATCCCAACACCCGCAACCCCAACTATCACCTGCTATTAAAACTTTCATCAACTAATCCTTATATCAGCATCAACAGTCATGTTCATGACTGACTTGCGCCCTTTCTTCAAGCGTTTTTGAAACAACCTGGCGCAGTTAGCACATAGTGTTTTTAGATTACTTTCTTTCTTGTTCTTCTTATTACCATCTTTAAATACTACATCCATCTGACATTTGTCCTGCGCTTTAAAGCCACAGAACTCACACTTCATTTGCTTGTTTTGTAGGTACTTGTGCTTCTCGCTATACAATAACTTACTGCAATCTATACAATACTTGTGCCATTTTTTGAATCCTAACTTACTTATACCGTTGGGCTTGGCCGGCACTATACCACAATGACTGCATATAGGTCTTGATTTTTGTTTAGTAAGCATGACTATATTTAGAAAAAAGTTCTAATCGGATCTTTTTTCTATGGCTTAGTAAGAATATATTTGATAAATATAATAAGATGATAGAGGACCTGTGCAATAATGAGTGCTGAACCGTTTAACACGTTAGGTGGATATTCCGTAGGAATCCCACCGGAATTAGTAATAGATGCGAATGGAAATGTTGTTAACAACGTCAACGCTCCCAATGCCAACGTCACGGCAAATCGTATATTTGCCAACGCATATCTATATGCTAACGGTCAACCACTAAGCATAGGCGCTTCAGGTTCTAATACACAAGTTCAATATAACAATGCTGGATTGCTAGGTGCGAGTTCGGCATTCACATTTAATAGTGCTACTAGTTTATTAACAGTCACAAAATTACAAGTAGGTAGTAATGCCAACTTAGGAAACGTATCAAACGTTGTGATCTTGGGTGGTACCAATGGTTATTTCTTACAGACTGACGGTGCAGGTAATCTAACGTGGGCACCTGCAGGTAACGGTGGAAACACAGGTAACGGTGTGCCCGGTGGTGCAAACACACAAGTTCAGTTTAATGATGCAGGTGTATTCGGCGGAGATGCAGGATTCACTTATAACAAGGTCAGCAATACTCTTTCAGTAGCAAATACTATATCTTCCGGCAATGCTATTACCGGTGTAAACTTATCAGTAACGGATGCTACAATTTATGGAACTTTATCAGCCACAGATATTATAGCATCAAATATAACACTATCAGCCAACATAACAAGTGCTAACTGGATCAATGCTAATTATTTTGCAGGTAATGGATACAATTTATTTGGTTTAGTTGGTGCTAATGTCAGTGGTCAAGTTGCTTTTGCTAACGTAGCAAATAATGTAGCAGGTGCTAATGTTAGTGGGACAGTAGGTTTTGCCAACGTAGCAAATAATGTAGCAGGTGCTAATGTCAGTGGTCAAGTTGCAAACGCATTGATAGCCGGTACTGTTTACACATCAGCACAACCAAATATCACAAGCGTAGGCAATCTAACAAGTTTAACTGTTGTTGGCAACACTACATTAGGAAATCAAGTCGTATCAAATTACTTTATAGGTAATTTATTTGGTACAGCCAATCTTGCAAGAAATGTAACACTAGCATCTCAGCCTAATATCACTAGTGTCGGTACATTGACATCACTTACTGTAAGTGGTAATACAACATTAGGTAATAGTGTTACATCGAATTACTTTATTGGTAATTTATATGGAGTAGCAAATAGTGCTACTATAGCAAACACAGCCAATCTAGCAACATTTGCCAATACAGCAAATTTAGCCAATGCCGCTAACGTAGCTGGTACAGTCACAGTAAATGCTCAACCAAATATTACAAGCGTAGGCAATCTAACAAGTTTAACTGTAACAGGAAATGTTACAGCCGCAAACTTTATAGGTAATTTTGTAGGTAATATTTCTAACGCAAATTATGCAACATTTGCTGGCACAGTAACAACTAATGCTCAACCAAATATCACTAGTGTTGGAACACTAACTTCTTTAGCAGTATCAGGAACCGTAACTGCATCAGGAATTTCAGGACCATTATTAACTCCTGCACAGCCCAACATCACTAGTGTCGGTACATTGACTTCATTATCAGTAACTGGCAATGTAACTGCAGGAAATGTCAACGCTGGAAATCTATTAACGGCAAATTTTATATCAGGTACGTTGACAACTAATGCACAACAAAATATCAATTATCTAGGAAACATTGGTTGGTTAAATGTTGATACGGCAATACCAAATAGTAATGGTAATATATCATTCAATGGTAGCATGAGTGGTACTGGTTTAGGTAGTAATATTACTATTACAGGTAACTTAAATGCAGGAAATTTCGTAGAAGCAAATTACTTAATAGGAACATTAACCACTGCTAGTCAACCTAATATCACAAACATAGGTAATCTTACATCATTAACAGTAGTAGGTACTAGTAATTTAGGAGACGTAGGCAACATTACTATCACGGGTGGCAATGCTAATTACGTACTCAGTACAGACGGTATAGGTAATTTAAGTTGGGTACCACAGAGTAACGGCGGCAATGGTGGTACACCCGGTGGATTAAACACACAAATTCAGTTTAACGATAACGACACATTCGGTGGTGACAATACACTGACTTGGAACAAGACTACTAACTACATGTACTTAGGTGGCAACGCAAACGTTCTAGGTACAATGAATGTGTTGACTACATTGAATAGTGCAAACTTTACTGCTACTGGAACAGCAAACTTAAGCGGAACGGTATCATTAAGTAACACTACGATATTAGCATCTAGCACATTGACGGTTGCAGGTAATTTAAACACACAGGGTTCAGCAAACGTAAATCTAGGTAATATCGCTAATATACATATACCAGGTGGTGTTAATGGATATGTACTCAGTACAGACGGATTAGGTAATCTAAGTTGGAAAAATGCCGGTGGCGGCAACGGCGGTGGCACACCGGGCGGTAGCAATACACAGATTCAATATAACAGTGCAGGTACGTTTGCCGGAAGTCCATTTTTGACTTTCAATGATGTTACAAATGAAGTCAATGTAGCAGGCAACTTGATAGCGAACTCATTTCAGATGGGTTCTGGTGTCTATGAATTTAGTAAAGCAAATGTTTATTTTGCTACTACGAACAGCACTAGTTCGCAAGTCTTATTGAGTATTCCAGCAGACGATCTTGCGGCAATAGATTTAACAATTATCAGCGATGATGCAAACATAAGAAATTTTATAAAAATTTCAGCGGTAGTGAAAGGAAGCACAGTTAACTATGCGGAATATAGCACACTACCGGTAAACGGGTATACCGGAGACTTCGCAGTACAATATGATGCAGGAAACATCATAGTACCGGCTTCGGTTCAGTTAGTCATGACACCTCAGAGCGCAAATTTGATGACTCATAGGATGCAAGTGACTACTTTTTATGTATATTGAGATAAATACGACAGCGGAGATTATCAAACATGGCACTTAAACCACTTAATTCAGTAGGCGGCTTCTCAGTAGGAGAAGTCCCAGCAAATGTGATACTTGCAAACGCAGATATCACAGCAAATAAAGGTACGTTCGTAGGAAACGTTGCAGTAAGCAACACTAATGCCGCGTATGGTATCTTAACAGACAATCTATATTATAGTAACGGTCAACCCTGGGATTTACAGGAAGCGGCTGGTTCTAATACACAGATTCAGTTTAATAATAGTAATAATTTTGGTGCGAGTGCAAACTTTACATTCGATAATGCCACTAACTTATTGACAGTTGTAGGTAACGTACAATTTAACAATGCTAATCTTGGTAATATTGTAACCGCAAATTTTGCTAATATTGCTTCAAACACTGTTACAAATAACTTATCTGTCAACTTAGAACTTGCTGGTAACACAGCAAACTTTAGTGGTAACATCACTGCCTTAAATGCTAATCTTGGAAATCTAGCAAGTGCTAACTTTGTAAACGTATCATCAAATGTCAACGTTACTAACACGATGCAAGCAGGCAATGTACGTACAGACAATCTATTATATGCTAACGGCAATCCGTGGGACTTACAAGAAGCAGCCGGCTCAAATACTGAAATTCAATATAACTTAGGTGATAATTTTGCAGCCAGCGCAAACTTTACATACAACGATACTACACAAGTATTGACTGTAACAGGTAATGCAAACATAACAAATACATTATTGACACCAAATATCAACAGCGGTACTGGTAACTTAACACTAACGTCAAACGGCTTCAGTACTGTTTATGATAATACAGGTAACGTCACATTCCCTGCCGGTGGCTATGTAACAGCAGGTACATTCGTAGGTAACGTACAAGCCAACATTACAATCACTGCGCCAAATACAACTGTTCTTTTCTCAGACAATGGTTTGGTAGATGGTAGCAATGCATTCACATTTAACAAGACATCAAATCTTCTTACATTAGGTGGTAACTTACAATCTGAGAATGCAAATCTCGGTAATCTTGCTTATGCAAATTACATCAATGTTGCAAGCAACTTAATATCAAACAACGTAAACGTAAATGCGGCACTTAGTGGTAACACTGCTAACTTCAGCGGCAATGTTGTAGTACCAAACCTAACTGTAAATCTACAACTTGATGGTAATACTGCTAATTTTACAGGTAACATCACTGCTCTAAATGCAAGTTTAGGTAACTTAGCAACTGCTAATTATGTAAATGTTGCTAATGATTTAAATGGTAACATTGCAAACTTTACTGGTAACCTAACATCACTAAATGCAAGTTTAGGTAACTTAGCAACTGCTAATTATGTAAACGTTGCTAATGATTTAAACGGTAACATTGCAAACTTTACTGGTAACCTAACATCACTAAACGCTAATTTAGGTAATTTGGCTCTTGCAAACTATGTAAACGTTGCTAACGATCTAAACGTTATTGGAAATGTAAATGCAGGTAACTTAGTTGGTACATTAGCAAACGGTAATAGTAATGTAAGAATATTCCAAGATGCTAACATTGAATTCAGTTCAAATGCTGTATCTAACATTGTGACAATATCCGATACTGGATTGTTCACATCAGGTAATATTCACGCAACAGCAGGTTATATCATAGCAAATGGTAACGTGACTGCAAACAGTTTCTTAGTTGGTGCAAATCTTGCAGTAACCGGCGAAGCAAATGTTGGTAGTTTACTAACTTCAAACATCACAGCAAATGGTAATCTAACGATTACTGCTTCAGGTTCAAATGTCAATATCAATCTTGTTCCTGGTGGCCCTAATGGTGTGATCGAAGCATCATTAGCCCGTATAGCACAAGTTGGTGCACCAACACAACCAAATGATGCGGCAACAAAAGAATATGTTGACAGCACTGCACAAGGTCTAACAATACACACGGCAGTAAGAGTAACAAGTGTAACTAACTTGAATGCTACTTACGCAAACGGTGGTAGCGTATTGACTACAATCGCAATCACTGGTGGTAAAACAATACAGTTTGGTGCAAATCACAATCTAAGCATAGGTGATGAACTTGCTTGGGATAACAGTTTCAATGGTATCATCGGCAATGACCCATACTTTGTCTACAGCACCCCAGGAGCCGATACTATAACAGTCAAGGCAGGGTATTTCGGTGCTGAAGTCACTACATTGACTAACGGTGCAGGTCTATCACAAACTGCAAGAGCGAACACTGGTGTTGGCGCAACACTAACAAACGCAGGTGCAAACGCCGCACTATCTATTGATAGTATTGCATTAGTATCAACAAACAGAGTTCTTGTTCAAGGTCAGACAAATCAATTTGAGAACGGTGTCTATACTGTAACAACAGTGGGTAATGGTTCAACTGCGTGGGTATTGACAAGAGCAACAGACGAAGATACATATAGCCCAGTAGAGACAACGGCATTAGGTTATGGCGACTACTTCTTTGTATTAGCAGGCCTAAACTATGCTGGTTCAAGTTATGTATTGACTGATCCGGTAACTGAAATACTGTTTGGATTGACAAACATTCAGTTTAGCCAGTTTAGCGCAGCCGGCACTTTTAGTGCAGGTAATGGTATTGCTATCACTGGTACAGTAATCAGCGCAAATGTTGATAATGACACCACTGCTATCAGTTCAGGCAACATCGTCGTCAAGACAAGCGCAAATCTTGTGACACCAAACATTGGTGATGCAACATTTAGCAGTCTAACTTGGAATACACTAAGCAACGGCAACGTTACTGCAAACAACTTGAGCATTAGTAGTATTGCTAATATCACACTCGACCTAACAGTTGGCGGTAATATTGCGGCTAATGGTACTATCAGTTCAAATGCTAACGTAAGTGGATTGAATTTAACTACATCAGGTAATGTTCAAGCAACTGGTAACGTACTAGCAAACAATGTCAATGCAAATACATTGATCGTTGTACCAACTGCTAACGTTTCAAACATCGTCAATGCTGGTAACATAGACATTGTTAATGCATTGACTGGCAACACAGCAAACTTCAGTGGTAATGTCGTAGTACCAAATCTAACTGTAAATCTAGCACTTGCTGGTAATACTGCAAACTTTAGTGGTAATGCTGTATTCAATGGAGCAAATGTAACAGTTGGTAATGCATTGTTAGGTAACACAGCAAACTTTAGCGGCAATGTCATCGTACCAAATCTAAGCGTAAACTTAGAACTTGCTGGTAATACTGCAAACTTCACAGGTAATGTTGTTGCAGCCAACTTTGCTACAGCAGGTCTTGCAAACGTCAGTAACTTGAATGTACAAGCGAATGTCACATCAGCATTGAATCCAAACGCTAACTTGACACTTGATTTGGGCACAAGTACTCAGCGTTGGGCAAATGTCTACGCAGGTAATATTGACGCTTCAGGTAATCTAACAATTGCCGGAAATCTACAGTCAAATAATTACACAGCAAATATTATCACAGCAAATACTCAAGTAAATGTAGGTAATACTACTATTACATGGGATGAAGTTACTACAACTGCGATAACTGCAAACCAAACTATATCAACGTTCACAGTCACAGGAGTGACCGGAGTTCAATGGTTAGTCAAAGGACTCGATTCAGGCGGCAAACAAAGTGTAGCAACTGTACAGGCAGTTACAAACGGTAGTGCTGTAGATTGGGCAGTGTTCGGTGGAGTAACATTAGGAGGAAGCACGGGTACTCTTGCAGTAAACATAGCAGGAAGCAACATAGAATTACAAGTAACCCCAGCAAGTTCTAATTCAACTTTATGGGTAACTCAGTATAGATTGATATAATATTAATAGGATGTACCTAATATGGCTGTTCGACCATTAAATTCGATAGCAGGATTCTCGGCAGGGGATCCTGCCATTACAGTTATTCAGGCTAATGCCGATATAACTACCATCAACTTTACAGCCAATGGCATAAGCAACGTTGGTAATGTCGGTAATTTTAAAATTACAGGTGGTAGTAGTGGTCAAGCATTGACTACTGATGGTAACGGCAATCTAACTTTCAGCACAATAAACACAGAAAGCAATCGTGCGGCTCCTATGCCGTATTTGATTCCTACTGGTGAGTCATATATTGTCAATGATAATTTTCAAGGTCTTTACACGCAAGCAATAACTATTGACGGTGAATTGACAGTTGATGGTATACTCGTTGAAATTCAAGATAGCATACAGTCTAACCCTACACAAGTTTTATTTGATACTAACGGTACTGCGACCGGTAATAATGGATTTACTTTCTTAGCATATAACGGTAATTTAAATGTTCCCGGTAATATAAATGCTACAGGAAGCATCATACCTGGTGCAGATGACACATATGATCTAGGTAGAGCCAATGCTCGTTGGCGTAATGGTTATTTTGGTGGCAATACGATTTACTTAGACACAGCGACTATTAGTGTAGACGCTAATGGTTTCGTTGTTATTCGTAATGAATTAGGTGGAACATTCGTTATTGAAGGTACTGAACAAACAAGCACAACTGAAATAGAAAACGGTACTAGTAATGTAAAAGTTTATGCTAATGGTAATGTAGCAACTACTGTATCAGGTGTCGCTAATGTATTTGTAGTGAACACTGCTGGAGCAAATTTATTAGGTAATTTGACTGCTGGTGGCATAAAGACAGATAATCTTTACTATGCAAACGGTTCTGCTTGGGATCTAAGCAATCCAGGCGGTAGCAATACACAAGTTCAATTTAATAACAACGGTGACTTTGGCGCAAGCGCCAATTTTACTTTTAACAGTACAACAAACAATTTAACAGTCACAGGAAATATCGTTACTAATACCGGCGCATACTACGGTAATGCAGCCGGCTTGACAAACGTTCCTGGTGCTAATATTGTCGGTAATATCACAGGTAATATTTCTAATGCAGTTCATGCCGGTACTGCAAACACTGTGACCGATGCCGCACAACCAAACATCACAAGTCTAGGTACATTAACTGGATTAAGTATAAACGGAAATATTAGTGTTACTGGTACAGCAAATATAACTGATTTGGCTGTGTCAGGAAATGCTGTAGTAGGTGGAAATCTACAAGTAAACGGTAATTTAATTTATATCAACGTTGAAGAATTCAGCGTAGAAGATCCGATAGTCAACTTAAACACTGGTCCAAACGGGGCACCTCCTGTAGCAAATACTGGTAAAGATATCGGCACAGCATTAAACTATTACGATACACAAGCACGTATCGCATTTATGGGTTGGGATACTAGCAATGCTGAATTTGCATTTAGTAGCCAATCAAGTATTACTGGTGAAATAGTTACATTTACTACACTCGGTAATGTTCGTGCCCAGACATTTAAAGGTAATGTTGAAGCGACTACTATTAGCGGTAATTTGACAACTGCAAGTCAAGCAAACATCACTACGGTAGGAACATTAGGATCATTATCTGTAACTGGTAATGTTACACCCGGTAACGTATCCGGCGCTAATACTATAGCAGGTAATTATCTAGTATCAAATAGTGGATGCG